GTTTTCCGAGTTGATAGATGTTCTTTTGATTTATCCTTAGAAGGAAAGAGTTTTACTGCTAAGGAATTATTGCCTGAGCTTATTCGCTTAAGAAAGATACAAATTGAACAAAATTCAACATATAAATATTCAGAGAGTCGTTTACGTGAATTATATCCAGACTTTGAAGTTCAAACAATTGCTCTTGCACAAACAGGAGATGAGGGGATTATTAAAGAGGTTAATCAACGTATGTCTATGATAGGGTGGTGTTTTAAACAAGTTTTTGGGATATTAACTGAGGAACAAGAATGCTTAATATGGATTTTTGTGTTTATTTTGTTAGCATTAATTTATTATTCACTTAGTTCATTTAGTACATATATTTATGGTTTACTATTTCCTGAGCTGGTAGTTCAAACATTTGATAAAAAGTTTAGTGTCAAACATCCTCGTAATAAGCTTATGCATGTTCGTAAGGTTAAGGCGAAGAAGTTGGACGATAAAAATTTTGAAACACAAGCTGATGAAGAAGCATTTATGAATAGTGCTACAAGGAATGTTTCAAAGTGTCAAATTTTGATTGCAGGTTGGGCTTACAGTGAGGACAATGATGGCGGATATAGTTCATACAAGTGCGAGACAACAAATGCTTTCCATATTAAAGATGGTTATGTAGCAATGCCTGCCCATTTTTATTTTAGTGTTAATGAGGGAGCTCACACTGAATTTGAGTTAAAATGGCAGAGTGGGTCGTGTAAAATTTTCGAATTTGAGGATGTTATACATGTCTTAGATGATAATGATAGACCACAAGACATGGTTATTGGTCGCATTCCAAGAAAGATTAACCTTCCTCCAGCATTATATAAGTTTTTAATAGATGAGAAGCATACATTTGCTATTGAACCTGGATATCCATTGAAAATATTGCATATTGATGAAGAATTGATTCCTTATGCTTTAAGAGCTAATAAAGCCATTGATACTACAGTATTATCATACCATAGTGTTGGAACTACTTTTGTAATACAATCG